TGATCCGACTGTCTCTTTACCTTCATCGAACGCGACTTTGAGACGCGCCATTTTGCCGGCGAACGTGTCAGCTTGAACGGCAGCTTGTCCGCCGAAAGTAGCGGCGAGCTGTGCTGTGACTTCGTCCATCGACATCGTCTTGAGCTGTGCAGCTGTGAGTCCCACGCCTAACTTGGAAAGAGCTCCAGTGTTGCCTTCGGCTGCCTTAGCCATCGCATTCGTGACAGCCTCGAGTGACTTGCCTGATCCAGCGGCGACATCGATGGCCACTGCCTGAAGCTTGAGAGCTGCGTCAGAATCCTTTGTGGCTCTGACCAGTCTTTCGAAGCTTGGACGAAGTTCATCGTCTGTCTTTCCAGTCAAGAGTGAAGTCTTGAGAATCTGTGCTTCTACGGCTGCGATCTGTCCTTCTGTCGCACCAGTGACATTCTGGAGCGTCGTTGCAAGCTTGGCCTGTGCAGCTTCGTCCGCGATTGCAGACTTGACTCCATCGATGAGAAGCTTGCCAGCATAAGCCGCGGCAGCTGCGCCAGCTACGGCGAAGGCCGCAGCGGCAGCCTTTCCGAATTTACCTATGCGATCGCCGAAGCCAGAGACTTCATTCTGTGCGCCAGAGATTCCGCGCTTTAATTCATCGAAGTCAGCGTCGAAGGTGATCTTGACTTTTGGAATTCCGGCCATTAGTCGAGTCCCACTTTCTTAATAATTGCCTGCACGATTTCGATGTATTCTTTCGCGACGATTGGCGTGTAGTAATCGACCGCCGGAGCGATCCAGTAGCCACGCTTATTCCGTGGAGCTTTGAATCGATTGGAATAGGCGCGACCGAGTGAGTCCGTACCTTTTCCAGATCCGTATTCAGTTCCCCACAGAAGCGCACCGGCTGGAGCTTGATTCTGTCGAACCTTGTTGCCCTTGCCAGACTTTGACTGCTCTCCGCCGTACTTACGACCGACCTTCTTTGTACCGCCTACGTCTACGCGAATCACACGATCTCGCTTGGCCACGATTGACTGTGCGACAAGCTTTGTCTGTGGAGACGGAGCGGATTGGCTGAACATGAGAAGCTGACCGGCGAGACGCTGTGATAGCGGAAGCGCGGCCGATCTGATGTCGTCTTGAGTCTCTTTGTCGAGCTTGTTGAGAGTCTGGAATAAATTGCGAAGAGAAGCCGGCTCTACCTGTATCGAATAGACGCCTTGCTTACTTGCCATTCATTTTCTCCAGAATCTCGATCGCTGTGATGATCTGTTCCGCCGTCTGCCACTCACTCATTGGGATCTTCGTCGCGATTGCGAGTTCGACCAGTGTGCGATTTATGCTTCCGACGGCGTAGCTTTTGGGCTTTCGGAGAATCCTGTCTTGATGTCCGAGACTGTCTCGCACCAGACATCGAATGGCTTCACAGCTTGTCCAGCCTTCTCGCGCTTCATGGCGTGATATGCCAAGAAGAGAAGATCGTTGATTCCGATCTTGTCTTCAGCTTGAGACACTGTGAATCCAGTCTTGACTTCCCACTTTGCCCACTCTGGCGGAGCTGCGACGTATGTCGCAGACTCCCCAGATGTGTATTCGATTGTGATAGGTGTTTTCATGCTCCCGATCTCCTTTTTAGCTGAATGTCTCTGTCGGTGTTCCGACTACGGTAAAGGATAGCGACACAGTCTGCGCGTCCGGTGCTGAACCGCCGACTGACGGAAAGACTGGAAGCACGTTGCAAGCGAAGACTGCGCCAGTGACAGCTGTAAGTGATACAGCGAGAGTCGTGTTCGGTGAAGATTCGCAAGCTGTCCAAAGTGCTTCGCAGAGTGATCCTGAAGCTCCCCAGTCTGCAAGCATTTCGACTTCAAGAGTCCACTGATCGTCCACCGCTTTGTAGGCGCGGCCGTCTAGTGTCTGAAAGGTTTCGATGATGTGTTCGTTGGAAAGTGTTACGGAAGACGCTTGTGCGTCGTAGCTTGTGGTCGCGATCGTCAAGGCGAGATCGCGTCCGGTGATGACGGTCGTTGGCATAGCTGCTCCTAGTTTGTTTGGGTGTATTGCGTAGAGAGCTCGATTTCGCAAGCGAGAATCTCTGACGCGCCGATTGTTAAAGGGACAGGATTAGACACAGAGCCCACTGTGTAACCTGACGGAATAACCGCCAGAATGCTCATGACCAGCTGTTCGATATTGTCGAGCGCAGCTGCGTTTGAGTGCATAGCCACTCCCACAGTGATCACAAGATTCACGCGAACGCGTGTTGATGTGCCGATGAGATTGGCTTCAAGATATGGATTCGCTGGCACGACGGCCGCGAATGGGACGATGGGTGCTTCTGGGACAGAGTCGTAAGTGTTCGCAGCTACGTTCGTGATGGCTGTCTTAATAGCTCCACGAACGCTTGTGGCAATTGTGCTCGCTGGCATTAGCCGACCATCGATCCAGTATCGACAAGGTTTCCAAGTAACCCGATCACGCGATTCATTAGACCGCGACCCATGCGATACGGAGTTACTTGGAAGTCCACGCCTTCGATTTGACCGCCGGCAGCTGTGCGAGATTGGAAGACTTCAACGGAGACGGCAAGAATTGCGCTCTCGACGTTGGAGTTGCCTACGTAATAACTGGCTGCACCATAGCCGGATAAGGTTGCAGTGCCGTTCGGAATGATCGGACGGATCGCGACATCTGCGTTTGTTAGTGCAGCCGTGAAGAATTTATCGTCAGCCTTGACGACTGTGTGAGTCGCGCTGAACGGTGCTGGAAGTTTAGTGACGACGACAGATTGACCTTCGACGAAGTTATGTGAGTCGCGAGTGTAGAAGTAAGCGACATTCGAGAGAAGCTTGTATTCGATGACAGCTGTGGCATTCTGCACAAGAAGCGGCAAGACCGCGCCTTCAGCTGTGTCGATGATGTCGTCCAAGTATGCGTCGTTATAGAGAGAAGAGCTCACGCCAAGCACTGATCGAAGCGATGACGCCGAGACTATTGCTGACATGAGCTCTTCCCTTTCTACTGCTCGGCCGCCTCGGGAGCGAAGCGACCGATGATTGATTTAGGCGATTACGCCTTGTTTACCTTGAACGCGCCTGCACCGATCTTCGTCGCGATTGCGCCGTAGCCGTACATCGCGATCGAGATCTGGCCTGTTGCCACTACGTCAGCGCGAAGCTGATAAGTAGGGCTCTCGAACCATGTGTAAGCCTCTGGATTGATTACAAGAATCGATCCATCGGTGTCTGTGCCCGCAGCTGTGTTTGCTGTGACATAGAGATCAAGTCCTGCGATGTTGCCGCGGATTGATGTAGGTGTAACGACGCCGGCTGCGTTTTGTGGCTGTGAAGCCATGTAGATCGGACGACCTGAATCGTTGAGTGACATCGCGTTAGCCCACTGTGAAGTGTTCATGACGATATTGCGAGCGAAGCCCTGTGTGTTTTGGTAGACAGAAGCTGCACCACGTGAGACGAATCCAAGAAGCTCTGCGGCTGTTGGATAAGTTGTGATCGTTGTTCCGTCAGCTGTTGCGCCAGCGATGAGAGCTGCGTTTACAGCTGTGTCTGTAACCTTCGCGTATTGCGCCGCGAGATTTTTCATGAGCTCGTCAATAAAGACGGGAGAAGAGCGATCGAAGAGTTCGACAGAGAATGTCTGTGCTCCTGCGTACTTCTTGACATCTACTGTCACGAATGCCGCATTCTGATCCACGTCTTCGATTGTTCCCGCTTCAGCTTCGACTGTTACGCCAGGGAGCTGAGTAATTTTAGGGATTTCGAAAGACATGCCTGCGTCCGGAAGTGTGCCGCGTGTGATTGCGTCGATGTTTGAACGTGTCGCATTAGCGAGTCCGTTGATTACGGTTGTGAGCTGGCGTGTAGGGATCAAGCCTGCGTTGTCTGTGGTATCACTTGCGGCGGCTACGTACTGACGCGCCTCTTCTGATCCGAGTGACGCCTTGATTGTGTTTTCAAGGTACTTTGCTGGAGAGAAGTCAAGACGTGGCTTCGATGTGAATCCACCCACTGACTTCGCTGCTGCTGTGACTGACTGTGCGGCTTCTACCGTCTCGACGGTGTCC